ACCCATACTCTGGGCAGATCTGAATACACTTCTCGCTGCCCAGACAGCACACCCGAATGGACGGGGGACTTGGAACGCTTCAGCGTCTACTACGCAGGGTTCTCCGCGGCGCATGAGGGAGGGATCTCCCACACCAAAGCGGATCCTCGCCCCCATGGGCATGACTTCCGGGCCACGGTCGAGGCGCGGATCGATGAGAGGCCAGAGATCAATGAGGCCCTCTTCGCCCTGACTTCGGAATTCATGGGCAGGACGCTCGAGGACATGATGCCGGGGGCCGCGACAGACGCGACGGGCATCGCCTCTTGGCTCATGGAGCGTCTTTCTCTCAGGTTCCCGTCGATCATCAAGGTTGACGTTCAGGCTGCCGGTCATCACGGCTATGTGACCCGTGAGCCGCGGAGAACGACCTGATGGCGAACCGCAAGTCAGCGCCACGTTCTCCCACGGATAATGTTATAGACGCTTTGTCTACAGAGACCAGTTTCCTTGGCGATTGCGATTACGGACATTCCCGTGGCCGAGAGCGCGACGACTGCCTGACTGCGTGCTCGACGTTTCGGGTCCCTATTAGGACTCAGGTTCCCCTGAGCCTTAGGGTGAGGATGCTTGGCCCTATTCTTGACAGCCATATCCCGCTGGTTGTCACTGAGGGTGCCGAGAAACATGTGGTCGGGCCTGACGCAGGATCTCGTGTCGCACTTGTGGCATACGAAGAGTCCATTCGGAATAGGGCCATATTCGAATTCGTAGGAAACTCGATGGGCTCGAAGCGGTTTGTTGTGGCTGGCAATCTGGCCGTAGCCGTGGGAGTCTAGTGATGCGGTCCATAGCCAGCATTCGTCGGATTTCTGGACTTTCTCCCAAAAACGATCAGCGATTGGTCGCTTGATTGCCATGGAAGGAAGTGTATAACATCGCTAATCGCAAGCATCCCTATGACCAGATGGAAGCCGAGTACATCGCTTCCGACACCATCCCGTACCGTCAGATCGCCATCAAGTACGGCGTGACCAACTATTCGATGGTCTCGACCTATGCGAAGGCCCACCAGTGGGCCGAGAAGCGCAGGTTGCGGCAGGCCAAGACGGAAGAGAAGGTCATGGAGCGATCTGCGGATCGCGTGGCCCGTCGTTTTGACCGTCTGGAGGACGCGTTCGACTCGACCATCGAATTGATCGTTGAAGCCATCGAGAAGACCCGGAGAGACATGCGTGAGACCCCTGAGAAGGTGAACATTCGCCCTCAGGATCTCGCACTCCTCATTGACCGGCTGCTGGTAATGAAGGGCCAGCCTAGCCAGATCACGGAGGAGCGCAACCTTGGCCTTAGCCTTTCCGGACCCGTCAGAGCCGACCAACTCGCCGCTATCCTCGAACTCACCGCAGGAACAAGCGTTCATCAACGATCAGGACCGGGTGGCTCTGCGATCCCTCGCTCTGAGGACTCTCGCCACAACTGAAAACGGCCTCCTGTCGGTCGCAGCCCACAACGAGTACGTCTTCGACAAGGTCCCCGCCCCTCACCATCTCGAGATGCTCCAGTTTGAACTGGATGGCATCTACATGCGTGAAAACACGCTCATCCTCGAGCCTCGAGGGGCCGCTAAGACCACGCAGGGCAACACCGGTTTCCTTTCGTGGTGCGTAGCCCGGTTTCCGCGCATCAGGATCGGTCTTGTCTCCAACACTTCGACACAGGCCGATGCCTTCAGCCGCGCCATCCGCCTGACGGTCGAGCAGAACCCGAAATACCGTGAGTTGTACGGCGATCTCACGTCCATGACCAAGTGGACAAACTCGGAGTGGATCCGAAGGGGTTCAGGGCTCGAGGGAACCAAGGATGCGACCGTTTTCGCTGTTGGTGTTGGCGGAGCGATCATCTCCAAGCGGTTCGACCTCCTGTTCCTTGACGACATCCTCGACAAGGAGAACACCAAGACTCCCGAACAGCGCGCAGAGGTCGAATTCTGGTTCGAGCAGACCCTGAGGCCGTGCTTGGAGTCGGATGGGGTCGTGATCGCCCTCGGGACTCGATGGGCCGCTGAAGACCTGTACGAGAAGTTGATGACGCCTCTTGCGGAAGGGGGCAAGGGCTGGAGGAACCTCGTACGTCCAGCCCTGATCCGCGACGAGAACGGGGACGAAGTTTCGTACTGGGAGGAACACTGGCCCGCTTGGAAACTCAAGGAATTGCGGACAGAGATGGGTAGCGCGGTGTTTGCCTGTGCTTACCAGAACGACATCACTGGATTGATGGCTGGTGACATCTTTCGCCGCGAGAACCTTGCCCAGTCATTCAAGACGCTCCCCGAAGGTCATAACTACTCCATCAAGATGGGAATTGACCTCGCATCGTCCGAAAGGGAGCGCGCTGACTACACCGCTCGCGTTGTGACGGCTGGTGACATCTGTGACAGGGATTGCGGCCAGAAGGGCGACTTCTTCGTGCTTTCGGCATACCGGGATCGACGTGAATCCGGTCATGCTGAGTTCATCCTCGATGGATACACCGCTTACCCGGCTACCGGGCTGGTGATCGTGGAAAGTCAGCAATTCCAGTCCACCCTGATCCAAGAGGTCATGGAGGACTATCCGTTCATCCCGATTCAGGGCAAGAAGGCGGATACCGACAAGGTAACGCGGGCGCGAGCCGTAGCCGCGAAAACAGAGGCCCACAAGGTTCATTTCCACGAGAGCCTGTACGAAGGGCCGTTTATGCCTGAACTCCTGTCCTTCCCGACCGGCCATGACGACCTGATCGACGCTCTTGGCTATTCGATGGACCTTGGAGGCGATGGTTTCGTCTTTGGATCAGTGAGGAAGGGTCGATGACGGACGACGAGCATGTCCTCGAGTTTCGAGACGGGAAGCGGGTCGTCCCTGACTACCTGTATCCGGAGATGTCGCAACTCGAGACCCACCGGATGACCTATGAGCAGGCAATCAAGGAAACGGATGCCGCTCGCATGAACAAGTGGCTGGGCGACCAGCAGCACGATCTTCTCGTCAGTCACTTCAGGCAAGGGAGGGGCTTCTGATGGGCGTCATCTACGACGCGGCCTCGCGGCTCCTGTCCCGGTCACCGGAGGTCAAGCCGGATGTTCAGGACACGTACCGGACTCGTCCCACGGCCACGCCCGAAGCATCCGCACTGGTCATGTCCACCGAGCGGGCCAGACAGGGAAAGAACAATGCTCTCCTCTACCGAAACTGGTCCCAGAACGGAGAGTGGGTCAGGGCAGCCATCAACATCCGCCGCGATCAGGTCGCTTCCGCCGAGTGGGACATCGTTCCCTACGATCCAGATGCCAAGTATGACAAAGGACTAGCGGCCGAGATCCGGGACCTGTTTACAGCACCGAACCCGCTGATCCAGTCTTGGAGGGCGTACATCGGTCCGATCATCGAGGATCTCATCGTCCTCGACGCTGGGGTGATCGAGAAGGAGCGCACGCTTGGCGGTGACATCGCCGCGCTCTACCCGGTGGACGGGGCGAAGGTCTTCGTCAGCACCATCTGGGATGGTGATCCTGCCGAGGCCCGCTACTTCTATCGTCCCCTCCTGAATGCCCCTCAAGAGATCCCGTTCCTCAATGAGGACATGATCTACATGATGGCGAATCCTGCCACCAACAGGGTGGTCGGCCTTTCGCCTCTCGAGACTCTCAAACTCTCCATCGATGCCGAGTTGACGGGATCCACGTACAACGCCAGACAGGTGATGAACGCGGCCCCCGACGGCATCTTCGACCTTGGTGAACTGGCTCGACCTGAACATGTCGAGAAGTTCCGCTCCTATTGGGCTGCTGAAGTGTCGGGGCGTGGGGCCTTGGCCTTCATCGGCGGAACCAAGGGAGCGAAGTTCATTCCGTTCCGGGAAAGCAACCGGGACATGCAGTACCTCGAGTGGCTGACCTATCTGGTCAAGAAGATCGCTGCCGTCATGGGCATGGATCCTCTCGACCTCGGTCTGTCCGCCGACATCAACAAGGCCACGGCACAGGTCAAGGACCAACAGACCGAAGACCGCGGCCTTAGGCCCATGCTCGCCAACGTGCAGGACTTCAACACTCGAGAAGTGGTGTGGGATCGCTCGTATGGAGGGCGCAAGAACAACCTCGCGTTCAGGTTCACCCGGCTCAACCTCAAGGAGTCGATCCAGAAGGCGCAGATCAACCAGATCGCCCTTGGTGGAATGCCGTGGAAGACCGTGAACGAAGCGAGGCGCGATGACGGGCGTGCTCCTATCGGAGATCCGACAGGGGACGAGAACCCGTTCAACAAGTTGATGGCAAACACACCTCGTGGTCTGGCGCTCGTGGAGAACGTCCCCGATGCGACCGAGATCACGACACCCCCATCCACGCCAGACTCGCAGGGTGGAAAGCCGAGTGGGACGGCTGACTCCAGTTCCTCGGGAAAGCGGCCCAAGGAGAAGGAGTTCTAGAACATGGTTGCAACGATTCAGGTCAGCGTGCAGACGGGAGCCACGGCTGGTTCCCCGACCGATGGTGTTGTTGGTGTTGACTTCATCAGTGCCGACAACGCCTTGAACACGCTGCCCAACCGGCAGAACTACCCGATCACGGTCGGGACGAACAGTTACGAGAAGTGGGTTCGTCTCAAGATCGCGACCCCGGGTGCCAACTACACCAACAACTTCAAGATCTGGGGCGACGGTGCGGTCACCACGTCCACGACCCTCGCCTTCACCTGCGGCATCGTGACCTACACGCAGGGCACGACCGCGACTTCGGTGATCGCGGACAAGAACTTCATCAACTTCACCTCGCTCGCCGCCGCGAAGGGCACGTGGGACACCACGACCTACTGGCAGACGAACACCGGCTCGTACACCAAGTACGC